CATAATATAAACCATTGCAAACAACTGAACCTTGATCGTTATTTTCTACAATGACATACGCTTCATTGTACATATTAGCGTATTTGTAAATTATATCAGGTAGCAATAACGGAGATATTGTATTATCTTGATAGACTGCTACTTGTTCAAATGGTCTAACAGACATATCTATAATATTAAAAACAGAATAGTCTTGACCTCTTCCTTTTGCAACATCCACAAATATCATATATTCATGAAGTTCTTCAGGTTCTTTATAAATTCGTAAATTATCAACTCTGCCAATTGGGTCTATTGCTTGCAACTTAAGCAAAATTTCTGGAGCAATAAGAGTATTCCCAGTTCCGTGAAAAGTATTACCGAATTCTTGCTGGAACTGTAATTCAGAAGTATTATTAATTGTTGTTTGTCTCCAAGCTTCATCGCGACCTGGAACGTCCCACCAATCTACTCTAAAAGGTTTATACTCATTAGTTGATTGAACAGCGCCCTCCCAGATTTTATGATATACATTACCAACACCATTTGCTGTACTAGTAATAATTACACGTGTAGACTCTCCTGAAGATACAACTGGATAAGTTGAAGTATAAAACTCTGCATCATTTTCAACGAATGCAAATTCGTCTAAAAATAGTAAGTTCACAGACATACCACGAATTGAAGAACCTGAGGTAGCTGCAGCTATAATTCTAGAGTTATTGGAAAATTCAATAGAGCTTTTATTTAAAGCTTTTGCTCCAGGTTGTAAAAAGAATGGCATATTTTCAAGCATAAGAGTAATACGTGCTAACATTTCTCTAGCAGTAGAACCTTTGTTAGCAAGTATTGCAATTGTTTTTTCTGGATTGAAAATAGCATACCATAAAAGATACGCGACAGAGCTAATAGATTTACCTGATTGTCTACAAGCCAAAACTACAGAGAATCTATTATCGTTGAAATGCTTAAACATTTCTTCTTGGTATGGATATAAATTAAATGGAACTAAGCCTTTATCGAGCGAAATAACTTTAAGATATGTGCGCGCAAAGTACGATGGATCTTTCATACATTTTGCGTATTCTTTTATTTCTAGCTCAGACCATTCTTGCTCAACACCATCCCGCTTTACGTTTGGATTACCAAGATAGCCTAGTTCGTTATTCTTCAGATTCGATGACATCTTGCTCTTCCATCTTCTTTAATAACATTCTTTGCAGATCTGTTGAAGAACCTACATAAACATTATTTTGAGTCATTTTACTTGGAAGTGCTTTTGCGTCTTTTAAGTGAACTTCTTTCTTTTTCTTTTGTAGTTCCATTAGACGGTCTGCTATTTCAGCATTCTGTTTCATCATATTAGATAATACTTCAAAAGCACGAGGGTGCTCAGACTCTCTTGCTAATTCCATCATGAGGTCAATTGCCTCATCACCTTTTTCAACTAAATTATAATACTTTGATCGAGCAAAATCATAATCGTCATCAATATCGTCTTTATTTTTATCCATTATGTAATTGCTCCATCATCAGTTTCGTCTTTACCTTCTACCACAGCATCTATATCGCCATCCGCAGATGTACCATCAGCAATATATTCTTCTAAGAAGCCAAAGTCATCTACTGCTCCTTCTAGCATATCAACATCAGTTAGCTGAATGACCTTTTGCTCTTTAATAGGACCATAGAATCTTACTCTAAGATCAAAATCTAAAGTATATATGATTGCTCTACGAGTAAGAAAATCACCTTCGTAGTCTTCTGTAAGGTTTACAGCGCTTAGCACAATAGGAATATCATTTTTGATATTCATATCTGGAACTTCATTAATTGTAATTGTATAATCTGGCTGAAAATACGGAATAATTTGCTCTACAATTTGAAGACCATCATCTTGATTTTTTACCATAATAGCTAATTGAATACTCATTGTATATGGAGCATAAGTGTATAGCGTATTTCTAGTAGTATAATCACCAAGAGTATTCTGGCGAGTAACTTTATTCATTTTAGGTAGTTTAGTTGTAGAATCATATGTCAAGCCAGTAATTTCAAATGACATACGAGGTAATTTGATTGCCACTCTTTGATCTGTTAAATCAGGTTGAGCATCTAATCTTGCCAAAAACTTTTGCTTAGGTCCATATGCTAATGGAACCCTTGAAATTTGTTTTACTTCTCCAGCCGAATCTTTTCTAACAATTTTAATATCATTGAAAATAGTACCAAAAGCCGCAATAGTTCTTCGAATAGAAGCGTGGTAAAAATGTTCATTTAACATAATTAACCTCCAATCTCACCAAATGGATTGGTTTCACTAAAATCAATAATTCCATCTGCTTCTAATTCAAAATCTTGGTTTTGAGCTTGTCCATCATTTACAAATACTTCTTTATTTGCTCCATCATTTATGTCATATACATCAACTATTTGCCATTCCGCGCCAGATTCTTCTCCAACTATAGCTGATCCACCTACAACAAAATCTTGCACTTTTCCATTAGTTGTAGCCCAATTAGTTAATATAATTTGAGTAGTGCTTGAATCTACTTTTGTATAAGTAACTAATCTACCTGTCACGTATTCACCAGGTTCATCTGTAATTTCCTGTTTAACTAGTTCATTTACTTTAAATTGATTTCCATTGCCAGCATTAACTGTAATAGTTTTCTGCTGAGCAACATATTCATTAATATCATCTAAATTTTGGAATCCAGTGTTAATACTTTCTCCTGAATACTCAAATAGCTCACATTGTAAAGTATATGTTGGAAGATTGGATAATTGATAAAAGGGAGATTCGTGTTCTACAAATCTAATTTCAAACAACGACTGCGAAAGAGGTAAATATATTAAATCACCTTCAGCCGGCCTAATCACATTAGCCCTTTCGTTATATGATTTATCAATATTAGCTTGAAAATCATAACCAGTAGATGCAGTTCCCGCTTTATTATGAAAACCAATGTATTGTTCCCATCTTTTTCTAGAAACAATAAAATTTGCTTGGTCTCTAATTTCAACGCCAAACTTAGAGAGTAAGTTACCATCACCCTCAAAACCATCAACATTAGCAATATACATTTCAATGATATACGCATCATTGAAATTAGATTCAATATCTTCGTTTAAAATATTATCTCTGGAAACAATAGTACGAGGCAAATAATAAACATCTTGCCCGTACATTTTTAATGATTCTATTACAATATCTTCATAAAGATTTTGCTCTGATCTTACTTGTTGAGAAAAGTAAACATTAGTTGCCATCTAATCATCCTACATAAAAATCTGGAGGCATCTCATAATTTAGTTGCATCTGTTCTCTAATTTGTGTAATTTCTTCAGTGGCATCGTCAAACATTTGTCTTCCATTTAATGTTACGCCACCGGGTAATTGCATTCCTTCAAACTTAATAAGGTTTGCACCCCATTGCTGCTTAATTAATGCAGTTACATATTGTTTTAAAAACATATCGTTATATACATCAGAGTATGTAGAAGGATCTACAATTCTCATACATTCAACAATAATATAATCACCTTCTTTAATATCTGTTCCCCAATCTACATCCAAATGTAATTGGTTCATGTGGCGGTTAAATCTAACAAATTCACCATTTCCATTTAGTTTCATATCTAAAAGAGAAATATACGATTGCACCATTTCGTAATACATTAAATCTCCAATATATGATAAGTCATATATGTCATTTAAGTGTAATTGATATTTAACTGAAAACATGTTTATTGAAGATTGAGAATCACCAATAGGAAATACTCTTTTTACGTAAAGAATATTATCATTTAGAGATACGTAACCATTAGTTACATCATCTGCAGTAATTTGGTGCTTAAGATAAATTCTCATAGTTGCGTCTGAATGATACTCTTGATAGAATTGAAGAGCATCATCCACACGATCTTCTATTTGCTCGTCATCTACATTGATTTCGATGACAGGCGAACCCAAGCGCCTTAATGCATAATCTATTAATTCTTGTCTTGTGCTTGGATTCGCCATTTTTTCACCTTAATATAGTATTAGTTTTTTTTATTACTTTGTAAGTGCTTTTACTTGATTCTGCAAATCTTTTACAGCTTCAATTAAAAGACCAGTAATAGCTTGATAGTTAACAGCTTTATGGCCATTAATATCTGTAGATACGATTTCTGGAATTACTTCTTCAACTTCTTGGGCAACAACGCCCATAGATTTTTGGTCATTATGATTCCATTCGAAGTTTACACCGCGAAGAGCAGCTAGCATATCAGCCGCACTTGGAATTGTTACAATGTCATGCTTTAGAGCTACGTCTGAAGATGTATTAACATCAGTAGCTGTAAGAGTTCCATTTACTGTTGTGTTGTCGTTAAGAGTTAGTGTAGCGCCCGAAGCTTCTACAGTTGTTACGATTAGTTTGCTCATTTTTATGTCCCTCGACTTTAAATGTTTTTACTATTAGTTTTATTTATATAATTTAAATTGCTACAGTTGTACCAGAAGAAATTGTTAGTGTTGCGCCATTTGCAATTTCAATAATACTTGAAGCACCTTGAATTTCATATCCACTGATTCCAGTTAGTGTTGTATTTGAATCAACAACGTTTTTAACATAACTAAATGGATTGCCACTTTTAAACCCAGCTGAGAATGTTTGAATTGCTGTAAATGTATTTTCTGTTGCTGTATCAACACTACCGCCGCCAGTAACACTAAAGTTTAGCTTACCAGTTGAATCATTATATGTAACAGAAATATCTGATTCAGTGTTACCTGATACCATTGCGCCAACAATATCTTGAACTTGCTCAGTTGAAAGAGTTGCGTCTGAGATACTTACTGAAGATGTTGTGCCACCTGCAGTTGTGAATGTGATCGTGTCATTGCTTGCTGAAGCAGATACAAATCCGGCATTAAGAGCTGTTTGCAATCCATCAACATTTGCAATTGTATGATTATGCGAATCATCAGCAATTGTTAGAGTTAATGTAGCATTGCCTAAATTGGTAAATGTAGCAGAACCAGATGCATCTCCATTAATAGTAAGAGTTGGATCTTTTCCTAGTGCAGTACTAATTGCAGCATCTAAATCATCAAGTACATCTTGAACGTTAGTTGAATTAGAATTTCCAAATTCATCGTATGTACCAATCTTATAAGCACCAGATGTAGTATTTCCAGTACCATTTGCACTTAATTCTGTTTCTGTATAATAACGCCCATCATGGGTGTGCGAATCATTAGCAACAGCAACTGTTAATGTTGCATTACCCATATTAGTAAATGTTGCTGAACCAGAAGCGTCTCCTGATAATGTTAATGTCATATCATGAGATGCATCAAGTTTAGTGCCAATTTGATTAGATACAGTTGTGCTGAAGTTTGCGTCATCACCTAATGCGGCCGCAAGTTCATTTAGTGTATCTAATGTAGTTGGAGCTGAATCAACAAGATTTGCTATTTGAGTATCAGCATAAGATTTAGCATCGACTTCTGCTTGATCAGCATAAGTCTGATACGCAGTTGTGATAGCAGCTTCACGAGTATCAGTATAGGCATTCGCTGTTGTTACCGCATCAGTCTCTGCAGCATTAAGAGCTGTTTGTAGACCATCAACATTTGCGATAGTATGATTATGGCTATCGTCAGCTACAGTAGCTGTGATAGTCACGTTACCTGTACCATCAAAAGTTGTTGAACCAGATACATCACCACTTAAACCAATTGTTCTTGCTGTAGCAAGAGCTGTTGCTGTAGCAGCATTACCTGAAGTATCTTGGTTACCAGCTGCATTAACGCCAGGAAGGTTAATGTTTGCTGAACCATCAAATGATACACCGCCAATTGTTCTTGCTGTAGCAAGTTTTGTTGCAGTAGAAGCATTACCAGTTAAAGAAGCCGTAACATTTGCAAATGTTGGAGAATCTCCAGTACCAACTCCTAAATCTTCAGTGAATGAACCACCATCAGATGTATTAATTGTAAGTACACCAGTTGTAGAGTTATAAGCTGTTGAGCTTACACCAGCTACAGCTGTTGTAGATGCAGATGTAATTCTACCTTTTGCATCAACTGTAATTACTGGAACTTGTGAAGCAGAACCGTAAGAAGCCGCAGTAACACCAGAATTTGCAAGAGTAATTGCAGCACTTACATTTGCTGAACCATCAAAGCCAGAAAGCGTTGCTGTTGCATCACCAGTTAAGCTTAGGTCTCTTGCTGTTTCTAGGGCTGTTGCTGTTGCAGCATTAGCAGTAACTGAATCACCAGCTAAAACAATAGCTTTGTAGTTTGCACCATCTTCTGTTACTTCCCAAGTATCAGTAGTTTCATTCCAGCGAAGTGTAACGTTGGTGTCATCACCACGCTCGATTTCGATACCAGCATTTTGAGAAGCTGAACCAACTGCATTACTATTAAGTGTAATAATATTGTCTGCAAGATTAATGGTTTCAGTATTAACTGTAGTTGTTGTACCACCAACTGTTAAGTTACCATCAACAACAAGGTTGTTCATAGTAGTTGTACCAGATGAAGCACTAATGTTA